TTTTATCAATTCTTTACAACGAGGATGTATAAGAGTCCTCCTATCGCCATTAGCGTCAAACAGAGCAGTATTGACAGCAGTAATCTTATCTCTGATCTTCCAGGGACTTCTAGGACTCATAACAGTAAAACCAGACCTTCTAAGTATCGTGTGATCTGTTACTCCTACCCCTGATGTCTTTCTTGCACTTCCAGTGGGGTCAGGACAGGCAATAATTCTACGATCAACTCCATACCTTCTTGTAACCTCTTCTGCAAAGTCCCATGTGGTAGCACCTCCTGTCAGCATGATTTCATCAAAAACATATAAAGTATCATTATGTTTTACCGCACAGATTCCTGCCATAGGGTCAACGTTAAAATCCAGCCCAATTAACAAAGGAAGCATGTGTAAATCCTGTACTTCCTTATCAATATTGTCATCAGCAAAGCTGACAGCTACCAATCCAGTAAGATTTTCAAAACTAGCCTCAAATTCCTGTCTGAATGTCCTCGCATCTAATTGCGACCTAGCAGCTTCAACTTCTTCTTTTGCTACATTTCCCCCCTCAATAGTTGTAAAACTCCATCTTTGCCAATCCTCCCACTCCTCTTCACCGCAATAACACCACATATCATAAAACCAACTCGCAGTGCCATCAGGAGTAGAAATAAACAGTGCCCATCCTTGTTTGTCGGCCAACGCAGGTCTTATTACTTCAGCCCAAACGTCCCTATCCATAAAAGCTGCTTCATCCAATACAACACCAGCTAAACTTCTTCCTCTCAATGCCATAGCATTTTCTGTACCTTTCAACTCAATAGTTGATCCATTAATCAATTCCAATCTTAAATCAGTTTCATTCTTACTTTGAATCCATACTTTAGGTGTCAACCTCTTTAATTCCTTCCATGCAATATCCTTTGCCATCCTATAAGTTGGCGCACAATAGAAATAAACCTCTCCAGGACGATTTATCGCTCCTCTCAATAGCTCAATACAACTCAGATAACTCTTTCCAAACCTTCTTCCAGCTACCAATACCCTAAATCTCTTCTCACTATTAAATACCTCCCCCTGAGCATATCTCAAACTAATTTCATTCTTGTCTTTGACATTTGTTGCCATTTATTTCACAAAATTACCATTACTTACACCTAGTTATAGCCTATTTACTTACTTTTAAGTTATCATTCAACTAAATACTATAAAGATCAAGCTTGTGGCTTCCTCTATTTTTCCAGAAAACATAAACGATAATTCAATATCACAACCAGTACCCCGTAAACGGGTACGTTCTTCTATCTCAGATGTTTTAAAACGTGCTCAAAGACTATACGCTAGACAACTTGAAGGTAAAACTACTCGCCAACTTGTCCTAGAACACGCTTCCATAGAAGGTATCTCTGAAACTACTTCATGGGAAGATTGGAATAGAGTTAAAGTCTGGAATGATGAAGATTGGCAGAAAGATAGAGAAGTTCTTCTACCACGACTACAAGCCATGAGAATACGTTTATTTAACAGAGCAGTTAAAAAGGGTCAGCTACAGACAGCAGCACAGATCCTAGACTCTCTAGGCAAAGTAATAGGTGAATCTATAGAAACAGTTAATATCCAAGCTCCAGAACTTTCTATAAAAGTTGAACCAAAAAATTAATCAGAATATATTTAAGTTCCTAGAGTAAAAATTTTTTTTTAAATTTTGCGCAACGTTACCCCTTCTTGCCAAAAATTGCCAACGATTGCCAAAAATTGCCAATGATAAAAAATAATTGCCAGTAATAAAAAAATATTGCCAATAATTGCCGAATAGAATTAATAATAATCTTTTGTTATTATCTCTTTATTGTTTACGATAATTTGATATAATAGAATTAGCCTATGTATGACTTTGAAATTTGTTATTAATCTTTCATCAGGTGGAACACGTTCCAACTAATCAAGACTAAAACTATTTTTTAGGATCACATAAGCATTAACAACAAAAATTAATTCATTACATACCAGAAATGAAAATCAAAAAAACCAAAAACAAGGATCGCTTAACAGTTGCGATCAATGTCCGTATTGAGGAATCTCATGCCAAAATTATGGATGAGATTATTAGAAAATCTTTTGGAGATCAAATTAGCAGGAGTCAATTTTTAAAGATTGCACTTGTTGAGAAATTACAAAAATCAACTTTAGGAATTTAAGACAATGAGATTTTATTTATTTTTGATTATTGGAATTTTATTTTACTTTTCAATAGATAGTAGTTTAAAAAAATCTACTCGTATTCATTGCCAGACTTTTGGAGAATATTCAAGAGCATGTGAAGCGATTAAAAACCAAAACAAATTAGTAGAGGATTTTTAATTATGACAAAAACAAAAGAAACAAAAAAAGCTCCAGGACAAACAACAACAAGAGTAGGTTTAGTACTTCTTGGTCATGGCCAAAGTTCATGGGCTATAACTTCAGATGATGAAGTTAAAAATATTGTTCTAGCTTTTCGTGCAGCTCGTTACATGAGGAGATCATGGAAAGGAATATATAAATTTAAAAAAGAAGCAATTATTGATGTTCACATTTTTGATATTTCTAATTGTGAGCTATGGAACCATAACGGATTTGGAGAAGTAACAAATGAAAAAGGAGAAATTTTACCATTCATAGAAACCATTCAAACAGTACTTTAAAAAATTATTTATTAATCAAATGACATTAACAAAAACTACATCAGAAGAAACTTTCAAGTTTGAAGCTGTAACTAAGTATGAGATCTCAAAAGAAGATCTCATAGATTTATTAATTACTGCGGGTCAAGGTATTTATTATTGGGGAGAAATCTATGTAAATTTTAGACCAAATAAAGCCTATAAAAAAGGATTTTTGCAATTAGAAAGAGAAGGAGGAATTATTATTAATAAAAATAATTTACATGATAATTCAGAATTATTTTGTTTAGATTATCAATGTTTTGAAGTAGAAACTCCCGATATTATTCAAACAAAATCAATTAAAGATTTTCTTGACACAATAAAATTAATTATTGAAACTCCTAACATAAAAGGTACTTTAAGAAATAATTTAGTAGATGCTATTGCATCTAAAGATTTTGGAATATTAGATGCTTCAGATATGGATTATATTATGCAGAAATGTATCTTTGGAAGTTGTGTTTATGGATAAATAAAAAATATTAGTTAATATAAATATCTAGGTAAAAACGCCTAGATATTTTTTTTTGTAAAATTTTATACAATAAAAAAATTTAAAAATATTTTAAAAAATAAATAAATAAAAATAATAAAAAAAATATTAATAGTAGTAATAAAAAAAATAATAATATCTTGAATGAATTTTTATAAGAGTATGAATGAATTTTTGAATGAATGAAAATATTATGAATGTAAAATAATAACATTACTTTCACGTTATTATGATGTATGATTAAAGAGTATTCATACCAGAATTAACAATGAATGAATTTAAAAAGGATGTAAAAAATTACATCATTCAACAACTTAACGATGGTGTTGGTTTAGATCAACATATTTCAGATCTACATCATTATTTGCTTAATGAAGATTATTTCATTATTGGATATTATCAGGCTGAACAATGGTTAAAGAAAGATGGTATTTTTAACGCTATTGAAACTATCAAAGAATATGAAAATTTAAATTTTGGTGAAGTATCAACTGATTTATCAAGTTCTGAGAGTGTAGCAAATATGCTCGCTTATATTCTTGGTGAAGAAATTCTCTTTAATAATGATACTTATGATTTATTTACTAGATTTCATAATAGATATTTAAGTGAAGATAAAAGGGATTTACTAGTTAGCAGTTTAAAAGGAGAATAAAACAATGTATAAAAAATTTAAAGACTTAATGATAGGTCAAAGCTTCAAAACTGAATTTTTATTTGATGATTGTTTTATTACTGGCATAAAAAAAAGTACAAGAACTGCATTAATGTGTCTTGATAAAGATGAAAAAAATGATTTTATTATGTATATAGGCATGAATGAAAAAGTATTTGAAACTAATTTTTTTTACTTACCTTTTGCAAAATGAATAAAAAATAGAGATTGTAAAAAGTCTCTTTTTTTATATATATTTCAATACTTGCAATTTAAAATATATATATGTACAATAACCTACATAAACATACCAGTTTAAATGAAACCAACTAAATTAAAAAAGCCTATGAATCGGCTTTTATATCTATCAATAATG